TGTTGCCACAACAGCAGCGGTTGTGGTTGCATTATGGCAAACAAAATATAGCCAAAAGAAAATTATAAAACTTGCTTTTTCAGATAATTTTCAATTATATAATCCTAATACGGGAGAATCGGTCAAATTTATTGGGATAAGTGTTACTAACACAGGTAACAGAAAGGTTATCATTCGTACATGGGGAGTGCATCTTAAAGAGGGGAGTGCTATCGTAATGCCACCTCTGGATGCGAATGGAATAGAAAAAATGGCATATACAAAGCTGCCACAAACACTGGATTTGGAAGAATCCATAGATCTGCAGTGGCAGAAAGATAAATTCCAATTATTTTTGGAAGCTAATGAGGATAATATAGAGAAGAGTAAGCCGTTGGTCTTTTATGTGAATGATAGTACAGGAAAACAATATACGGTAAAAACAAAAAAGAATGCATCGTATTATTTCAAATAATAGGTCTATTGACAAATCGAACAAATGTTCTTATAATTATAACATCGCTACGTTAGGATACATATCGCAGAGTAACACTATCAGGTTGGTTCACTTTCCCTTGACTGACCACAGTATTAGGAGGCGATGGTTACATGACATTTGAAATCGGTTCGACAGTTTATATTGTCGAGAGCAACCGGATCATCCGTGAAGTGACTATAGTTAAGCGGAACGGAGATTTTTATATAATCCGGTTTGGCACAAGAGGTGGCATCCAAGTGAGAAGCAACAGGATTTTTGCAAGTTATGAAGATGCGGATTCTTCCATACATAAAAAGACAGAAAAAAGGACGGGATATCGTTCTCCATATGACTACATACACTAAAGTGAATGGAAGGGGATATTTTTGCAAAAAAATATGATTGACAATCCCCTTCAAATTTTATATACTTTAGTTAGCAAGTTAGCGAACAAGCAAGCGTGCTAATAAATGAACACCGATATAAAAAGTGAAAATGCGAAAAAGTTAAAAAGCGAAAAACAAAGCGAAAACGAAAAGAAAAGTGAAAACAAAGAAAAGGTGAAAATTATGATGTATGCGAATTTTGGAGAATTTATAAGCAGGAAGAGAGTTGAAAAGAAAATTACATTGAGGAAAATGGCTGATATGTTAGGCGTATCTGCACCGTTTTTAACTGATGTAGAAAAAGACAGACGCAACCCCTTCGATATGGAAAAACTTACACAACTCGCAAAGATACTGAATTTGTCAAAAGAAGAGAACGCGCAGATGCTTGACCTTGCTGGAAAGAAGAGAAATGCCGTAGCCCCAGATCTTCCAGAATATATTATGGAACGGGACTATGTCAGTGCAGCTTTGAGGACAGCAAGGGACTTGGATGCAGGAGAAGAAGAATGGAACCAGTTTGTCGAGGAACTGAGAAAGCGAAAGGGGTAAGAACCTATATATGTATAGACCTGAAATTAAAAGAAAGAGATCTGGGGCACCAGTGTTAAGCAGAAAAGAGATTGATGTTATCGGACAGAATATTGTCGGGGATTTTATGCCGGAAGCATTAAAATCTCCACAGGAAATAGATATCGATTTGTTGGCACAGGATTATCTTGGAATGGATCAGGATTTTCAGTACCTGTCGCACTGCGGTGTTTATCTTGGGATGACGGTGTTCAATGACACGGACAAAGTACCCGTGTATGATCCACAGAATAACTGTGCAGATTATATCAGCGCAAAAGCACATACCGTGATAATCGATAAGATGCTCTTGGAAGAAAATCAGGAACACAGATATCGTTTTACGATGGGACACGAGGCAGGGCATGAGTTTTTACATAAAGAATATTTTGCCTATGATCCTGACCAGATAACACTGTTTGACCTGATGGGAGAAACTCCGGCACCAATGGTTCAGTGCCGTGTGGACACAAAGAAGATGGACTGCCGGACATCGAAAAGCTGGACAGACAGGGACTGGATGGAGTGGCAGGCGAATGCGTTATCATCTGCAGTTCTGATGCCTGTTTCAATGGTACGGATGGTAGCTGAAAATTTTAAACGGCCCGGACTGCATCAGATTTTTTGTCATTATGCACTGGCTGAAGAAGTGGCTTCCGTATTTAATGTCTCATTTGAAGCAGCAGGATACAGACTGAAACAGCTTGGATATATTCCACAGGAGGCACAACTGAGTACAGATATCCTTAACATGATTTCTTTTGATTTGGCTTGTAATTACTAGCAGAAGGTTGAAGTATGCGGATTACAGAATGATCCGCATATTTTTTTGTCCTAGATGTTAACAAGTTAGCGAACAAATGAACACAAAGAAAATATAAATATTATATTGCTTCATGGAATATATTACAGGGTTAATCAGTATAACACAATAATATAGGTTTCAGAATAAAATATGAAGAAATCTAAAAAATATGAATACTTTTTGTTATAACTTTTCGACACAGCACATATGATAAAAAGAAAAATGTCAGATTATGGAAAGAAGGTGAGAACACATGGCAGATGGAGTGATACATAGATGCACCAAGGAATGCCCATACAACAAAAAATGTTTTGTATGCAAAACAGAGGCGGAAGTATCAGGGAATGTTGTGGTGCTTCATAAATGTGCAGTTACGAAAGAGGATATTCCGATTCAGATAGGAAAAGCAGAAAATGCCTGTGTTTTATGATGGGCAGAACAGTAAACTTAATAATCGGACTAGCTTGTAAAGACAGCCACTAGGATGTGCTGATATTACAGTAGCCTACGAAACAGGGATGTTAGTAGAATGCTGTAAAAAATCAGGGATTCTAGTGGCTTTCTTAAAGTCAGCCATTTTTAGCCAACAGCCTGTTTGCGTGACAGACTGTTGGCTTTTTTGTTTCAAAAAAATGAAAAGCTGACGGATTAGGTTAATTACACAGATAATTTTCTCCATTGCAGTGAACAAAGAATTAAAGATTTTCAGGAACAAAAGGGAGAACAAGTATATAGATACCTGATTACGATACGCATTTGGGTAGTATGGATGTTCTTCTGACCGATGAGATTCAGTTCAGCATTGGAGATAAAAATACCTAACCTTATATATTCTCCGTTTAAAAAAATTTAAAACACGATTTTTTTCAAAATAAAAAAGCGAATAAAGAGAAGAAGGTAATAGGAAAAAATTTTTCAAGAAAAAAATCGAATAGGAAATTAGTCTTCCTATTTGGATTTTATATTTCTATCAGACAAGGACGAAGGGAGGTGAAAAGCTGTGAGCGCAAATGAGCGAAGAGCTGAGATCATGCGAATCATGGTCGCACGAAGACAAGAGAATATGCAGGTTTTAGCTGCTGAGCTTGGTGTTACGGATAGAACTATCCGAAATGACATTCTTGTGCTTACGGCTGAGTATCCTCTTGAAACTACTAGAGGTAACGGAGGCGGTGTCCGTATCGCTGACTGGTATCATCCACATAAAAATATTTTTTCACAGGATCAGATTTCGGTTTTGGAACAGTTGATGGACAAGGCTGATGATGAACAGAAAAAAGTGCTTGACCAGATGCTCCGTGAATACGGCTCTAACAAGTATAGTCCTGCAGTCTAGGACAGGTGGATGACGATCTGCCATCCAAGTACATTATTGACGAGTACCCACGGCCATGAGAGCCGAATGTGAAAGGATGATTTTATTATGAAAAAGAAAATCTTTATCTGCAGCCCTTATCGGGGCAGAGTCGAGGAAAACAAAAAGAATGCAGTGAGCTACGCAAGGATCACTGCCATGTCAGGTGACGTTCCAATCGTACCACATCTCTATTTCCCATCATTCCTCGATGACAATATCCCAAACGAGAGAATGACAGGCATCGCAATGGGTCTTGAACTCATGGATATGTGCGATGAGGTGTATGTGTTCGGTTTCGACATCACGGAAGGCATGAAGTTTGAACTCGACCATGCAAAAGAAACAAGGAAGCCTGTAAGGCTTTATGATACAGATTTCAATCCCGTGAATGTCAGAACCATTCCTGTGGATGAACGTGCGGATGCCAGATACAAGGGCATCATCAGAAATCTGAAGGTGTTGAAGTAGGAGGTCCGCCATGTCAACAGTCAATGTCCGTTACGGACTGTATCCGGGTGACCGCCTTATGGTCACTGCCGGAAAGAAAAAGAAGAAAGCAACCGTAGTAAAGGAGTACCCGTTCCATATTCTGATGGACTGGGGAAAGTATAAGTCCAGCGTAAACAAGATCGATGTGTATACAGGTGATGTGAAGCTGGCACGCATTTGAAAGGAGAGAACGCCATGAGTGAGGCATTGTTATTAGTGGCCGAGGGCTACGAGCAGATTGCTGCCGGAATCAGAAAGATGGTTGCAGCACAGAAAGATACACCAAAGAAAGAGGAGAAGCCTGTGAAGAAGGCTGAAAAGAAGGAAACTCCTGTGGCAGATACACCGAAGGAAGAAGCTGCACCGAAAGAGACAGCCGTTGACAGAATGATAGTCCGTACTTTCCTTGCGGACAAGTCCAGATCAGGAAAGACCTCGGAGGTAAAGAACCTGATCGAGCAGTTCGGATTCCAGAAGCTGTCAGATGTTCCTGATGAGAAACTGCCGGAACTGTATGAGAAAGCGCAGGTGCTCTAATGGGCGGACATGCAAGGTTCTCCCCATCGTCCGGTAAAAGACGTCTGGAATGCCCTCCATCGTTACTGTTGGAGGAGCAGTTTCCAGACGAAGAATCTCCCTTCGCAGCAGAAGGGAGTGCCGGACATGCGATGGCAGAGTACCTCATCAATAAATATCTGAAGAAAAGGACTAAAAGACCTGTATCCGACTACTACTCAGATGAGCTACTGGAAGCAGTGGATGATTACGTGGAATATAACATCACCCAGATCGAACAGGCAAGGAAGGACTGTGATGAACCATTCATCGGAGTGGAACTGAAGGTCAGCCTGGCACACAGGATCGAAGGATGTTTCGGCACTGCAGATATGGTGGTGGTTGATTCCCATAAGATCCATATTATCGATCTGAAGCTCGGCAAGGGTGTGGTGGTCGATGCAGAACAGAATGTCCAGCTTATGATCTATGGACTGGGGGTTCTGGACATGCTCGGTTTCTTATATGAGATCGACACGGTGGAGCTTACCATCGTCCAGCCGAGGATCGAACATTTTTCCACTTGGGAGATATCAGCCGAGGAGCTGCTTGTATGGGGAAAGGATGTCCTTGAACCGGGAGCAGCAAAGGCGCTTGCCGGAGAGGGAGAGTTTAAAGCCGGAGACCACTGTCGATTCTGTAAGGCGAGATTTACATGCCGTGCAAGAGCAGAAGAATACCTGAAACTTGCCCAGATGGAATTTGCCGAGCCGGCCCTTATGTCGGATGAGGAAATTGCAGAAGTCCTTTCCAAGGCAGATGCGCTGAAGAAATGGGCAGAGGAGATTTACACCTATGCTCAGAATGAAGCGGTAGTTAACCATAAAGAGTGGCCGGGCTACAAACTAGTCCTTGGAAGAAGCAATCGTAAATATACGGATGAAGAAGATGTTGCAGAGGCAGCACAGAAAGCCGGATACACGGATATCTTCAAAAAGAGCCTGATCGGCATTACCGAGATGGAAAGGCTGATGGGCAAAAAGAAATTTAATGAGATCCTTGGTTCACTGGTGTACAAGCCTGACGGCAAGGTCACACTGGTGCCGGATTCAGATAAAAGAGAAGCAGTTAAAACAGCAACCGCAGAAGCGGATTTTAAGGAGGACTAAATTATGACAACAGCAAATTTAACCAAAGTAATCGTACCTTGCAGACTCAGCTATGCACACCTGTGGGAGCCGGATTCCATCAATGGAAGCGAACCGAAGTACTCTGTCTCCTGCATCATCGACAAGAATGATAAGGAGACCATTGCCAAGATCAAGAAGGCAATCGAGGTGGCAAAGGATGAAGGAAAAGGCAAGTGGGGCGGTAAGATCCCAGCAAACCTGAAGACACCGTTAAGGGACGGTGACATCGACAGACCGGAGGATGAGGCATATGCAGACAGTATGTTCTTAAATGCCAACAGCAAACAGGCTCCTCAGATCGTGGACAGACAGGTACAGCCGATCCTTGACCAGAGCGAGGTATATTCCGGCTGCTACGGAAGGGTATCCATTACATTTTATGCTTACAACAGCAACGGCAACAAGGGCATTGCTGCCGGACTTGGAAATGTACAGAAGTTAAGGGACGGAGAGCCTCTCGGTTCCAGAGCCAATGCGAAGGATGAATTCGAGGCAGTGGATGCGGAGGACGATTTCCTCGCATAGGAACAAAGCAGCAGATCATAGGAAGGGCGGTGGCATACACCGCCCGGATACATAAAGGAGATGCCATGAAGGAACTGATGAAAGAGTTAAACAGCATAAAAAAATATATTCCATATAATACGTTCCGCACCATCAAAGGGCAGATAAAGTCCGGCAATGTGGAAGCAGCAAGAACGGGAATCAGCAGAATAAAGAAAAGAGCGGAGGGACAGAAGCATGGACACACTTGCAATTGATATTGAAACTTATTCGGATGTGTCACTGCCGGACTGCGGGGTACACAGATATGCAGCATCGGAGAAGTTCGAAATCCTTTTGTTTGCATACAGTCTGAATGACGAACCGACACAGATTATTGACCTGGCATCCGGGGAGAAAATCCCGGATGAGATCATGGAATATCTTACGGATGATTCCGTAATAAAGACAGCCTATAATGCAGCATTCGAGCGGAACTGTATCAACCGATTCTTCGGTCTTTCCTTAAAACCGGAAGGATGGAGATGTACGCTTGTCCAGGCATCCATGCTGTCGCTTCCGTTGTCATTGGAAGGCGTGGGGGAAGCATTGAACCTTGATAAGAAAAAGATGTCCGAGGGAAAAGACCTCATCCGCTATTTCTGTATGCCGTGCAAGCCTACCAAGGCAAACGGGGGCAGGACAAGGAATCTTCCGTCCGATGCGCCGGAGAAGTGGGAATTGTTCAAGACATACTGTATCCGTGACGTGGATGTGGAAAAACAGATCAGGAACAAACTCTCGAAGTTCCCGATACTGGACAGGGAGCAGGAACTCTACTGCATGGACCAGAGGATCAATGACAGGGGCATCATGGTGGATCAGGAACTTATCAGACACGCTGTGACATGCGACCTTCTGTATAAGGAGACGGTAACGAAGAAGGCATATGAGATATCAGGACTGGAAAACCCAAACAGCGTATCGCAGCTTAAGGACTGGCTGAATGAAAAGGGCATCGAGGTGGATTCCCTTGCCAAGGCTGCCGTGGAAGAGCTGGTGGAGAACACACAGGGAGATGTGGCAGAAATGATGAAGCTGAGACTTGCCATGTCAAAGACATCCGTAAAGAAGTACGAAGCAATGGAGCGTTCGGTATGTCCCGACGGAAGGGTGCATGGATTATTACAGTTTTACGGGGCCAACCGCACGGGTAGATGGGCCGGCAGACTTGTGCAGATCCACAACCTTCCGCAGAACCATATGGAAGACCTGGAACTGGCACGCTCCCTTGTAAAGGAAGGCAGATATGACCTGGTGGAGCTTTTGTATGATTCCACACCGGATGTGCTTTCGGAGCTGATCCGTACCGCATTCGTGGCAAGACCCGGATGCAGATTCATCGTCAGCGATTTTTCGGCAATCGAGGCGAGGGTCATGGGCTACATTGCCGGAGAGGGATGGGTCATGGAGGAGTTCCGTGGCGCCGGAAAGATCTATGAGCAGACGGCATCCAAGATGTTCCATATCCCAATCGGAGAGATCACAAAGGGAAGTCCGTACCGTGCAAGGGGAAAGGTGGCATCACTTGCCTGTCAGTATGGCGGTGCGGAAGGTGCGCTCATCAGCATGGGAGCATTAAATTTTGTGAAAGAAGAGGAACTGAAAGGGCTGGTGCAGTCATGGCGGACTGCAAATCCGCACATTGTAAATTACTGGTATGAAATTGATGGTGCAGTAAAGGCAGCCGTGAAAGAGCGGAAGATGACAAAGATCGGAATGGTTACGGTATATTACCAGTCCGGGATGTTAAAGATCGCACTGCCGTCCGGAAGGGTGCTGTCCTATGTAAGACCAAGGATGACCGTGAACCGCTTCGGCTCGGAAAGTGTCAGCTATGAAGGAATCGGCACGAACCGCAAGTGGACAAGGATCGAATCTTATGGCGCAAAATTCTGTGAGAACATCGTTCAGGCAACCGCCAGGGATGTACTGGCAGAGGCAATGCTCCGTCTGGAAAAGAAGGGATTTGATATCGTGTGCCACATCCATGATGAAGTGGTGCTTGAAGTGCCGGAGGGAACATCCTCGGTGGAAGAAGTCAATGAGATCATGGCGGTATGCCCTGACTGGTGTGAGGGGCTTCCGCTTAAGGCTGCCGGATTTGAAAGTCCGTTTTACAAGAAAGATTAGGAGGAGCTTATGGAAGGATGCAACAGGGAAGGATATCCGGATCCGACCGCAGATATTGCAATCGGACGGGTCATGAAACAGGAAAAGCGTAAAAAGAAGGAGGTAAAGAAGGATGTTCGTATCGATCGGAAACTCAAGAATGGACAAAAAGTTTAACTGTACGGATATGACATATGAAGATTTTGTCAGTCGTCTGTCCAGGACAAAATATACTGCGGAAACAATGGAGCAGTACAGGAAGATGCCGAAAGGGCAGCAGGACAATATCAAGGATGTCGGAGGATTCGTCCTTGGAAAGCTGAAGGGCGGACGAAGGAAGAAGGACTGTGTAATCTCCAGATCCGCCATCACGCTTGATATGGATTACGGAACACAGGGCATCATTGATGAACTGGAAATGTTCTTTGACATGAAGATGGTGGTGTATTCCACGCATAAGCATACACCGGAGAAGCCGAGACTGCGTATCATCATATTCCTGACAAGGGATGTGACACCGGATGAGTACGGGGCAGTCAGCCGTATGCTTGCATCGGATATCGGCATCGAGCTTTTTGATGATTCCACCTATGAACCATCAAGACTCATGTATTGGCCGAGTACTTCCAGTGACGGTGAGTATGTGTTTCAGGAAATCGAAGGGGTCGAAGTCAATCCTGATGAAGTGCTGTCCCGTTATAAGGACTGGCATGATGTATCAGCATGGCCGGTCAGCAACCGTCAGGCATCCGTTGTGCAGAGGGATATCAAAAAACAGGCTGATCCGCTTTCCAAGGACGGGCTGATCGGGGCCTTCAACCGCACATACACAGTGACACGGGCAATCGACAAATTCATCCCGGATGTATACAGGCATTCAAGGTCAATCCCCGGAAGATACGATTATATCCCGGCGGACTCTGCTGCCGGAGTCGTGGTCTATGATGACCTGTTTGTATACAGCCACCATGCCACAGACCCATGCTGCGGAAAGCTGATGAATGCGTTTGATGTGATAAGGCTTCATAAATTCGGGGACAAGGATGCAAGGGCAGCCGAAGGGACAGAGCCTGGAAAACTCCCATCTTTCAAAGCCATGCAGGATTTTGCTTCTGCAGATGAAGAAGTGAAGAACACGCTTGCCAGGGAAAGACAGGAGCTGGCGGTACAGGAATTTTCTGCAGAGACGGATGAGGACTGGCAGAACAAGCTGGCACTTGACCGCAGGGGAAATATCAAGGATACACTGCAGAACATCGCACTGATCATCCGCAACGATGAGAATTTCAAGCACATCGTGTACAACGAGTTCAAGGATACCATTGATGTCATCGGTCCGCTTCCGTGGAAACAGGTAAAGCCCGGATGGAATGATTCTGACCTTGCGAATGCAAAGGTGTATTTTGAGAGGGTGTACGGGATCTGGTCACCGACCAAGTTTAAGGATGCACTGCTTGCCGTGGTGTCATCCGACAGGCTCTACCATCCGATCAAGGATTATTTCGCAACGCTTCACTGGGACGGACAGGAGCGTATCGATACACTGCTCATCGACTATTTCGGTGCGAAAGATTCACCATACACAAGGGCGGTCATCCGCAAGACACTGGTGGCTGCGGTAGCACGTATCTATAAGCCGGGAGTAAAGTTCGACTCCATCCTCGTGCTGAACGGTCCGCAGGGAATGGGAAAATCCACCTTCTTTGCCATTCTTGGAAAGCAGTGGTTCTCGGATTCCTTATCCATTTCGGATATGAGGGATAAGACTGCTGCCGAGAAGCTGCTCGGAAACTGGATTCTTGAGATCAGTGAGATGAACGGTATCCGCAAGACGGAAGTCGAGGTAGTAAAGTCCTTTGTCACCCGTCAGGATGATAAGTTCCGTCAGGCATACGGGGTCAATGTAGAGTCGCATCCAAGAAAGTGCATCATTGTGGGAAGCACCAACTCCGAGGGCGGATTCTTACGTGACGTGACAGGAAACAGAAGATTCTGGCCGGTGAATGTGCCGGGGACAGGAAAACACCACCCGTGGGAGCTTGACTGTGTCGACCAGATCTGGGCAGAGGCAATCCATCTGTATAACGAAGGTGAGGAGCTGTTCTTAAAAGGTGCGGAGGCAGAGGAAGCATACAAGATGCAGCAGGAGGCAATGGAGTCGGATGACCGTGAGGGAATCGTGCAGGATTATCTCGACAGACTGCTGCCGGACAACTGGGCATCAATGGATATCTACCAGAGAAGGGCGTTCCTTGGCGGAGGCGAGTTCGAGACGGTCGGTGTCAAAGGAACGGTCATGCGTGAGCGTGTGTGCATCATGGAGATCTGGGTGGAGTGCTTCGGCAAGGAACGCCAGAACTTAAAGAAGGCAGATTCCTATGAGATTGAAGGCATCTTAAACAAGATCGGGGGATGGAAGAAGTATGATTCCAATACCACGGGCAAGACCAAAGTCCCCCTTTACGGAGTGCAGAAGACTTTTGTGAGGATGGATGAGAAACCAGAGGAAACCCGTTAGGCGGTTTCCGAGGTTTCCCAGATGCAGATGGGCAACGGTAGTCGGAAACCGTGCTGACACCTTGGAAAATAAGGGGTTGCGGTTCTTAGTTTCCCAGTTTCCCATTAAATCCAGTTGAGAATAAAAAATAAAGATAAAAAGAGCAATTCATGTATATATGCGCGTATAGGAGTTAAAGGCATATGGCAACCGCAATCGGCAAAGGAGGTATCTGGTTTTGCTAGAAAGTACAGTGGAGAGACATTTGAGGGAAGAAGCTAAAAAGCGGAAAGGCATGGCGTTAAAGTTCGTATCACCCGGTATGAATGGAGTGCCTGACCGCATCGTCCTGATGCCGGACGGGAAAATGGCATTTGTGGAACTGAAAGCACCGGGGAAGAAGCCGAGACCGCTTCAGCTGAAGAGAAAGAGGATGCTTGAGAGGTTAGGCTTTCCCGTTTATGTAGTTGATAATATCGAACAAATCGGAGGTATCCTTGATGAAATACAAAGCACATGATTATCAGCAGTATGCAACAGATTTTATAATCGGACATCCCGTGAGCTGCCTGATCCTTGACATGGGACTTGGCAAAACGGTCATCACGCTTACGGCACTGTGGCTTCTGCTGTTTGACTATTTTGAAGTAAGGCGGATCCTAGTGATCGCACCGAAGCGTGTGGCAGAGACCACATGGCCGGCAGAGATAAAAAAGTGGGAGCATCTTTACGGCATGACATTTGCCGTGGCAATGGGAACTGCAGAACAGAGAAAGGAAGCACTTCTGTCAGGAGCTGATGTGACGATTATCGGAAGGGACAATGTTTCCTGGATGACAAAAAACATATTTTTTGATTTTGACATGGTCGTGATCGATGAGCTGTCGAGCTTCAAGTCACCGAAGGCACAGAGGTTCAAAGACCTGAAAAAAGTAAGGCCGATGGCAAAACGTGTGGTCGGGCTTACGGGAACACCGGGAAACCTCATGGACTTATGGGCAGAGATCGGGATCCTTGATATGGGGCAGAGACTTGGAAGATACATCGGAGGCTACCGTGACAGGTTCTTCCTTCCGGATAAGCGGAATCGTGAGATCATCTTTTCATATAAGCCAAGGGAAGGAGCAGAAGAAAAAATATATGAACTGATCTCCGATATCAGCATTTCCATGAAAGCAGTGGATTATCTTGATATGCCGGAATGCATAAGCAACCGGATGTCCGTTTCCATGTCGGAATCCGAACAGGGGCTTTATGACAGGATGGCAGATGAAATGATCCTCGAATACGGGGAAGGACAGGACATCGATGCGGTAAATGCAGCAGCCTTAAGCAACAAGCTCCAACAGATGGCAAACGGTGCGGTCTATGATGAATCCGGCAATGTTCGTAATATCCATGACAGAAAACTGGATGCACTGGAAGACCTGATCGAATCGGCAAATGGGAAACCGCTTCTGGTTGCATACTGGTTCAAGCATGACAGGGAGCGGATATTAAAACGGTTTAAGGCAAGGGATATCAATACAAAGAAGGATATCGAGGACTGGAATGAAGGGAAGATCCCGGTGGCGCTGATCCATCCGGCATCGGCAGGACACGGACTGAATCTTCAGGAAGGCGGCTCGACCATCGTATGGTTTTCACTTACATGGTCTCTTGAACTGTATCAGCAGTTAAATGCCAGACTTTACAGACAGGGGCAAAAACACACGGTCATCATAGAGCATCTGGTAACAGAAGGCACGGTCGATGAAGATATCCTCCGGGCAATCGAAAAAAAGGATAATACACAGAATGCAATGATAGAAGCAGTAAAGGCAAGGATTGGAGGTATGACGGATGACGGCAGAAGTAATGATGAAGGAATATAAGAATATGAAAAAGGAACTGACCGTGACTGAGTTCCAGCTCCGTCAGTTTCAGGGAGTGAGCGAACAGGACATGATCGATTCCATGCTTTACTCCCACCAGGAAGGGGAAAGGGTGCAGACGAGCACTCTTTCCGATAAAACGGCAAACATAGCAGTCAAGTATAAGACTGCAATGGAAAGGGAGAATGACGAGTGGTACAGTTTCCTTTTCCACAGATATATGTTCCTGAAGGAAGAACTGGATTTTTTCGAGCATGCAGTGAACGGACTGGATGAAAGACATAGAAGCATTATCACGGATCTTCTGGATGAGGACATGACATGGGACATCATGATGGAAAGATACCATGTGAGCCATACGATGATAGCAAAGTACAGAAAAGCAGCATTGAAGGAACTTGATAAACAGTATGAACTGAGGGACAGACAGGTGGAAGCCTTTGTCCTCGGATAGGAGGTTTTTATGTGTAAGCGTGGAGATATTTATTATGTGGATTTTGGAGAAAAAGATGGAAGCAAGCAGGGCGGTGTCCGTCCGGCACTGGTGGTAAGCAATAATAAGGCAAACAAACATTCACCTGTAGTTACGGTCATTCCGCTGTCGGCAAGGGTGTGGAAAAAGAAGTATCTTCCGACCCATGTGCAGATTCCGCTGAAGAAAAGCAGCGGTCTGAATAAACCGAGCATGGCACTGGCGGAACAGGTGGAAACCCTTGATAAAACAAGGCTCGGAGAAAGAATTGGGGAAGTGCTGGATGACATGGTCATGGAGCAGATCACTGTGGCTCTCCAGATACAGATAGGTGCATATGCAGAGTACAATTAAGGCAGTCAGACGGCTGTCTTTTTTGTTTATACTATGCTAAAATTAATCAAAGGAGATGAGGCAATGGCGAATATTGAAAGAATGGTTACTTTTGAGCATTATGAAGAACATAAAGGATTTTATAATTGTGCTGAAGGTGAGAAGGCATTATGCAATATTATGTATAGCGATTTTTTTGAATATCCAGAGGAGGACGATGATTTTCCATATATTTCAGCACATGGATTATTATGTGGATCATGTAACCATTTTGCCATGTCACTGAGTAAAATATTTAATTACAATCCGTATATAATCGAAGGAAATAATAAAAGAGGGTTTCATGTTTTCTGCCAGATACATAAAAAAGGAAGATGGTATTATGTTGATGCCAGAGGGATTACTTCAAGTTTTGATGAGTTTATGGATGTGGCAAAAATATTTGTAACGGATGAGTATACTATTAGACCTGTTACTTCAAGTGACATTCAAGAATGGGAAAATTATAGCGATTACAATAAAGAGGCATATGCGTTTGCAGAAGCCGTAATAAAAAAATATGAAAATTGCTATGTGTTGGATTAACAGATTTAGTGTTGGAAAGGAGCAATGATATGGCAACTGCAAAAACTACAGGTCTTACTCGTGGAGATAAGGCACATAAGAAATTTATGGACAGGTTGAATGTTTTACGGGACAACGTGAATCATGGGTATGATTCTTTGAAAGTAGTACATAAACAGACGGTAGATTCATCTGTCAGTTTTAAAGAGAAAGTAGACAAAGGGAAGGAACAAGAAAGAAAAGATCTTTATGATATTATAAAGACCTCGGAAGATGAGAAAAAAATACAATGGGCGAAAGAGCGTATTCAGGAACTTGATCGTATCAAGGAAAAAGAAATAGACGGACATAATGAATTTTTGAAAGAAGAAGGAGATACGACAAAAAGAAATATCGTAGGTGGTATGATGCTGATTGCTGTTTCTGCAAAACTTATTTCCAGTAAACAAGTAAGGCAGATGGGTGGGAAAGCTATCAGTTCTGTTGGTAAGAGTCTGCTTCGCTTAAAGAAATAAAAAGGTGGTGTACTAGAGGTTTACTAAAGGTGCACTAATGGTTTACTGACTTTTTAATTTACAGGTGCTATGATTAAGATGGCAAAAAAGAAAGGGAACGCTCCTTTTTATGTTGCCGTGAGGCGGTGTCTTTCCAATCCTTTCACACCGCCCGTGTACATAGAAGGGAGGAATGGCGGATGCCGATGAAACCAAAGAAGCCGTGCAGACACCCCGGATGTCCGAAGCTGACAGACGGACTGTACTGTAAGGAGCATGAAGCACTGCACCGTGGTGACAGGGCGAGTAGTAGCAAGCGTGGTTACAACAGGCAGTGGCAGAAGGCAAGGGAAAGATACCTGAAGGCACATCCTTTGTGTGTTCAGTGCTTAAAGGAAGGCCATGCGGTGACAGCAACCGTGGTCGATCATATCAGACCACACCGTGGTGATCCCGTCTTGTTCTGGAACGAGAAGAACTGGCAGAGTCTGTGCAAACCCTGTCATGACAAAAAAACATGGAACGAAGATAACAATCCTGAGTATCGGTTCTGACGGCAGACCGTGGGGGTATCTGAATCTCTACAGTCTGAGCCGCTGAAGACCGATGGCCCCCTTTGCGTGAATTTTCGCAGAATTAAACAGGGGGGATATAAAAAGGGTATGGTAATTTTCGCAGAATGTACTTAAAACACGGCAAAAAGGGGTATTTCCTTTTGCCGGAAAATCAGGAAAAACGCATTATTTAAGGCTGGAAAACAGTGTAAAAACATTGTTTTTCCGGTCTTTTTTTGTGTGCCGGAAGGAGAGTGGAAAGGATGACTGACACACAGGCAAAGCAAATCAACGAGATGCGGATGAAGGGGATGGGCTATAAAGCCATCGGAATGGCAATCGGACTATCCCGTGACATCGTAAGGAATTACTGCAAGAGGCACAACCTTGCCGGATATGCCACGGTGGTTTCAAAAAATATGAAACTCATGGTGGACGGTAAAGAGGTGTGCCACTTCTGCGGTAATCCGATCACGCAGCCGAAGACTGGCAGACCGAGAAGGTTCTGTTGCGAAAAATGCAGAAGGGAATGGTGGAAGGCACACCCAGAAGCAGTGAAGAAAAGTGAGAAGGCTTCTTACACGCTTGTATGTGAGCAGTGTGGGAAGCCTTTCATTTCCTATGGAAACAAGAACAGAAAATACTGTGGTCGTGAATGTTATTTCCGGCACAGGTTTTTAGCAGAGGAGGATATGGAAGATGCAGTTTCAGAGTTATAAAATAGCAGACCTTATCCCGGCTTCCTATAATCCAAGGAAGAAATTAAAACCAGGTGATAAGGAGTATGAAAAAATCAAGAATTCCATTAGGGAGTTCGGTTATGTCGAGCCGATCATCATCAACTCAGACATGACCATTATCGGAGGACACCAGAGGGCCACGGTCCTTGCAGACCTCGGATACACGGAAGTGGAATGTATCGTGGTCGATATCGACAAGAACAAGGAGAAGGCACTTAATGTAGCGCTTAATAAAATTACAGGTGAATGGAATAAGGAACTTCTGGCCGACCTCATCAAAGACCTTGAGGATTCGGAATTTGATGTCAGCATCACGGGTTTTGAACCGCCAGAGATCGAACAGCTTTTTAATTCTGTGCATGATAAGAAGATCACGGAAGATGACTTCGATGTGGAAGCGGAGCTTGCAAAGCCAATCGTGGCAAAGCCAGGTGATGTATGGCTGCTAGGAAAGCACCGTGTTATCTGCGGTGATTCCATTCTGCCGGAAACCTACGATAAGCTGATGGATGGACAAAAAGCCAATCTTGTCCTGACTGACCCGCCATACAATGTAAATGTTGAGGAGACAGCCGGCAGGATCAAAAATGACAACATGCCGGATGAGGATTTCTATAAGTTCCTGTTTGCTGCATTTGTAAATATGGAGCAGTCGATGGAACAGGATGCATCCATTTATGTATTCCATGCAGATACGGAAGGGCTGAATTTCAGAAAGGCATTCAAGGATGCAGGTTTTTATCTTTCTGGGTGCTGCATCTGGAAGAAGAACGCACTGGTTCTTGGAAGAAGCCCGTACCAGTGGCAGCATGAGCCGTGTCTGTTCGGATGGAAGAAAGGCGGGAAGCACCAGTGGTATTCTGACAGGAAGCAGACCACCATCTGGGAATATGACCGTCCGAAGGCGAGCAAGGATCATCCGACCATGAAGCCAGTGGCGCTTATGGCATATCCGATCCAGAACTCCTGCATGAGCAACTGCATCGTGCTTGATCCGTTCCTTGGTTCTGGCTCTACGCTGATCGCCTGTGAGCAGACACACCGTATATGTTACGGCATCGAACTGGATGAGAAGTTTGTGGATGTGATCGTAAACCGCTACATTGAACAGTGCGGTTCGGATGCGGATGTATTTGTCATCCGTGACGATATGAAAATTTCATATCAGCAATTATGCAAGGTAGGACAGTATAATGAGATAGATAGCCTTTCTTGATGTATGTTCCGGCATTGGCGGCTTCAAGCTCGGTTATGAAACTGCTGGACATAAATGCAGCGGATCTCAGCAGCACTTATGGAAAATGCAGTTATTACAACAGTTATTTAAGCGGTTGCGATGTTGCTTCCGGAGTCCAGAAACTGACAGTACATTTTCTTTTGGAAAGTACCATTATCTGCTTGACTATACGGGCATTCAGAGTGATATATGGTACTACCAAAAGGAAAGGAGACCAGCAGAATGGAAATTATTACAAACGCTGAGAACAGGAAAGAATTAGTAAAAGCCTTATCCGGACATTTCGGACAGAGGTCAGAATACCTTGGACCGCCATCCTTTGCATACCGCATCGGAAGCATCACGGTGGACAGGGACGCAAAGATCATACTTGAAGATGACAGCATGGAAGATGAGGTGCGAAGGGTGCTTTTCCAGAATGACGTGGCAGAAGAGACACAGGAAACACAGACGGAAGAACCGGAAGCGGAGATCAAAATACCGATTGACAGCATGACACCGCAGGGCATCATCAACCTGATAAACATGATGTATTCCAAACAGTATCTTATTAACAGGGCAGTCGGAAGGGAGTGCATTTCCATAGCAGACAGCCTTATAAATGCACTGGCCGAGAGAACTTTTGAAGATACGGAGACGGCAGCAGGGTTCATTACCGAACAGGGCGGATGCAGCGGTGTCACCTTTGCAGACGGAAACATTGAGTTCACGGGATTTCCGCATACCGATAACATGATGGAATACTGCAGACTTGCATCGGCAATGGTAAAGAAAGCATCGGAACAGAAACGTGTGAATCCGAAACAGACCCTTGAAGAGAATGAAAAATATTACATGAGGGCATGGTTGGTATCCATCGGATTTGGCGGGAGCGAAGGAAAGGAAACAAGGAGCTTTTTCCTTAAGGGGCTGAAAGGCCATACGGCATTCCGGACCCCGGAAGATGCGGAAAAGTGGAAAGCCAACCGCAGGGCAGAAAGGGGGTCAACGGTATGTTCGGAGTAAACAGACAGACACTTGAGAGACTGAGGAAGGAATATCCTTCGGGAACCAGGGTGGAGCTTATCCGCCTTGATGATCCCTACCGAAAGATCCCGTCAGGAACCATCGGAACGGTGGAGTTTGTGGATGATGCAGGACAGCTCCACACGGTATGGGACGGATATGGCTCTCTTGCGATGATCTACGGAGTAGATGAATGGCGTTACAGTCATAATATACACAGTTTTTCCAATTGATGTTTGTGCAGTTTATTGCTCACATATAACTGGATATATGTGTGTTTTAGAGCGAATATGTACCTACCGAAAGGGAAAACAAAGAAAAAATGGAGGTACTAGACAATGAAGAAAATTGAGATTTTTGAAAAAGCCATGAACGAGGGAGTAAGCCTTAAGGATTACGGGGTCAACAGCACATTGTTTGCAGCATACAGAAACTGCCAGGAAACAGGAAATGATAACATTGATTTCAACGGAGTCATCTGGGATTACGACATTCCGGAAATTGTAAAGGCTTTAAAGGAAAACGGCATCAGCGAATTTACGATAAGCAGTACATTTTCAAGCCTGATTGAAACCCTCGCAGCATTTGAAAAGGAAGGCATCAGGATGGCAGGGCTTACCGAGGTGAATGCAACATACTCGGATTGGAAAACAGGAAAGAAAGCAAGAATTCCGGCAATCAGAATGACACTTTAAGAATAAACACACAAATTGTAAGGCCTCTTCGGAGGTCTTTTTATTATGCCATTTACGGGGAGGTGAGGACAGTGGCGCAGAGAGGAAGAAAACCAAAGCCTACGGCAGTAAAGGTGCTTGAGGGCAATCCGGGCAAGAGAAGCCTTAACACGGGTGAACCTAAGCCTGAGAAAAAGGCCCCGCGCTGTCCGGCATGGCTTGAGGATGAGGCAAAGAAGGAATGGAAGCGGATGGCAAAACAGCTGGAGCATCTGGGAATTCTTACGGAGATCGATATGGCAGCATTCGCAGGATACTGTCAGGCATATGCGAGATGGAAAGAGGCAGAGGAGTTCATTACACAGCATGGTACCATCGTAAAGACCCCGAGCGGATACTGGCAGCAGGTACCGCAGGTGTCCATTGCCCAGACCTATCTGAAAATCATGAATAAGTTCTGTGAGCAGTTTGGACTGACACCGTCCGCAAGAAGCCGTATCTCCACGGACAGCGGTGAGGATAAGCAGAACGATGAGATGGAGCTTCTGCTTGTGAAAGGCGGTGCAAAATAATGTTTGACAAGGCAAAAGCAGACCATGCGGTCAATTTTATAAACTGTCTGAAACACACCAAAGGAAGGTGGCGGGGAGTTCTGTTTGAACTTCTCCCTTGGCAGGATGAGATCATCCGTACCCTTTATGGAACAGTAAAGGAAAACGGATACAGGCAGTACAATACCTGCTACTGTGAGATTCCGAAGAAAAATGGAAAGTCGGAACTGGCGGCTGCCATTGCATTATATATGACCTGCGGTGACGGGGAATGGGGAGCAGAAGTGTATGGCTGTGCTTCCGACCGCCAACAGGCATCTATTGTATTTGATGTGGCTGTGGATATGGTGGATCAGTGTCCTGCTTTGAAAAAGAGAATTAAACCAGTGATGTCGGTTAAGAGGCTTGTGTATAAACCGACCAACAGCTTCTATCAGGTG